CCCCTATTTTAAATTTTACTTGTCTAAAAACATTAAAACACTCAAAGAAACGATACAAACCGAAGATGTTTAATATTTATTATTAAAACATCAAGATGAGTTTAAAAATTTTAAACCCTAATGAAACAGGTAGGGGGATATTAATAGAATACGATGCGGGATTCATTTCCCCAAAGACTGAGAATAATTCATACATAATGGAGTCTAGAACTAACTTAGACCATTCTAAACCATTTGAATTTTACGCAGTTTTACAAAAATATAATACACCAAATAGAAATGGTCGAGTTTACCCTGAACGTATTCTAAAACGTGAAGCCGATAACTACAAAATAATGATTGATAAAGGGGTGGCACTTTCAGAATTAAACCACCCTGAATCTTCTTTAATTGATTTGGACCGTGTTTCTCATATGATTACTGAAGTATGGTGGGAAGGTAATGTGTTAATGGGGAAATTAAAATTACTAACAAGTCCAGGTTTCCACGAAAGAGGTATTGTATCAACTAAAGGGGATATGGCAGCAAACTACCTAAGACAAGGTGTTACTTTAGGTATATCATCAAGAGGGGTTGGTTCACTTAAAAAGGTTGGAGAACAAAATGAAGTACAAGACGATTTCGAGTTAATTTGTTTTGACTTAGTATCATCACCTTCAACACCGGGGGCTTATTTATTCTTAGACCCTAATGATAGAATGAAATTTGATGAAAACATTGAAGAAGAAAATCAATCAAGGAAAGAAAAAGAATTAGGTAGTAATAACAAATCACTTGACTTAATGAAAAAATTGAACGATTATTTAGGAAACAAATAAAAATAAATAATTTATGGAACAAGGAGAAAAGTATTTTGTAGCAAAAATTTGCTCTGATTTGTTAGACACAGAATCAGGAAAAGTAAAAAAAATGAGAGAAGAAAAATTAGTTAAGGCTTACAACCCTACTGATGTTGAGGCCAAAGTAACTAAGGTATATGAGAATTATACTATGGATTGGAGGATAACAGGTATCGTTGAAAGTAAAATAGATGAGGTTATTGAGGATTAATTTTAAATTTCAATAGAGTAAAAGGAGGGATAATATCTCTCCTTTTTTTTGTGCTTATATTTTTTTTAGTTAAAAAAAAAACAAGATATTAAAAATATTTGACACAGTAAATCTTAAAATTAAGTTTTTTTTAAAAATGGTAATATTTATTAAGAAATAAAACAAACATTTTTAAATGGCAAAAGAAAACTCTTTAGTAGAAGACGCATTTATTCAAATGAAAAATTTGGAAGAAGCCGTCGCAGAAAACGCAAAAGGAATACTAGCTTCAACAATGAAAGCAGAAATCAAAGAATTAGTAAAAGAGTCTCTATTCGAACAAGAAGATGAGATTGATGACACAGAGGTTGATATGGATGCAGAAGATGACGTAGATGTTACGGATTTAGACGCAGAAATGGATACTGATAATCTTGACATTGATTCTCAAGGAGAAGAGGACTTTGATATGGAAATGGACGATGAAGAACCTATTGATTTAACTGGCGATGAAGTTAGTGATGAAGAAGTTTTAAGAGTTTTCCAATTAATGGGCCCTGAAGACGAGGTAATCGTTAAAAAAGATAACGAGGGGAATATCAATTTAAAAGATAACACAACAAACAAAGAATATATGATAGTACAAGAATCAGATATGGACAATGAAGAAATGTTCGAATGGGATGATTTAGAAGAAGATGATTCATTAGATATGTCAGGTCTTGAAGAAGATGATGATATTGATATGTCAGGTCTTGAAGAAGATGATGATATTGATATGTCAGGTCTTGAAGAAGATGATGATATTGATATGTCAGGTCTTGAAGAAGATGATGAATCTATCGAATCTATAGTTGAAAGATTGTTCAATGAACAAAATGAATACGATGATTTAGCTGAAGACGAATTTCAAGACGTAAATGATTTTGATGAAGATGAAGAAGAAGTAGAAAATATCTATGAAATCGAAATGGATGGTGAAGAAGATGAACAAGATGAGGAAGAACCTGTAATGGAATCTAAAAACTCTATCAAACCTAAAGGTGTTGGTATGGGTAAACCAAAGTTCAATTACGATTCTAAACCAAATCAAGGTAAAGGTTTCGCAACAAAAAGAAAACAAGGTCCTAAGTCAGTTGGTACGGGTAGTGCGAAAAAAGGTTTCTCTTATAAAGATGGTGAAAATTTAGATGGTGAATTTAAAGTTAACCCTAAAAAAGTAGAAGCAAAAGAAGCGTCAAGAACTAAAGCTAACGGGTCTAATTTCAGAAGTGGTGGTTTACCAAAACCAAGAGCACATTCTTCTTTTAACACTGCTATCAAAGAAAATCAAAATAGACAAGAATTACAAATTCTTAGAGAAAAAAATGAAGAATACAGAAAAGCACTTAACGTATTTAGAAATAAACTTAATGAAGTTGCGGTATTCAACTCAAACTTAGCTTACGCTACTCGTTTGTTTACTGAACATACAACAACTAAACAAGAGAAAATTAATATTTTAAGACGTTTTGATTCTGTTGAAACAATTAAAGAATCTAAAAATTTATTTCAAAATCTTAAAGAAGAATTATCAGGTAATAATTCAAAACCAATAAATGAATCAATCGAAAGAACAATTGACAAATCACCTGTAACAGGGTCAGCGGTTAATTTAATTGAATCAAAAACTTATGAAAATCCACAATTCCTTAGAATGAAAGATTTAATGGGTAAAATAAAATAAAAATAAACTAAAAACAAATAAAAACAAAAACTAAAAATGGGAGCATTATTAGAATCAGGTCTTGTAGGTAACATCGGGTTAAAACACCTTAAAGTTATCAAAGAAGATACAATCAACAAATGGGACAAATTAGGTTTCTTAGAAGACTTAACAGGTCACTTAAAAGAAAACGTAGCTCAATTATATGAGAATCAAGCGTCTTTCTTAATTAACGAGGCAACTTCAGAAGGTTCAAACGGAGCGTTTGAAACTGTAGTTTTCCCTATCGTTAGACGTGTATTCTCTAAATTATTAGCGAATGACATCGTTTCAGTACAAGCAATGAACTTACCAATCGGTAAATTGTTCTACTTCGTACCTAAAATTCAAGGTTACAATAATGGTAACGAACACTTTAAACCATTTGGAGCTCCAGACGGACCTGCGGAAGTAGGTGCAGGATATGGTGATGGTTCTACTTATGGTAACAAAAATCTTTATGATTTATTTTATGAAGGTGCTGAACCAGGATTGGACCCAGCAGGATTATTTGATTACTCAAAAGGTTCTTTTGCGGTAATCACTGCGGACACTAGAGTTCAAGTATGGTCAGGTTCTGAATTAGTTGACCAAGTTGACGAATTAGACGGAGCGACTGTAAGAAAAGTTATTATCAAAATGTCAGGTTTCGCTGAAACAGGAGCTGGTAAATTAATCGGTCCTGATGGAAATGAAATGGATACTGAATCTTTCTTAACTGATTTAATTATCACTAAAGGAACAGGTTTAGCTATCTCTGCAGATTCAGCTTGTACAGTAGTTGCAAACACACCATTATTATTTAGAGTTGTTACACAACAATATGGTAAAGGTATTGTTCAATACGGTAATACAGTTAAAACAAACTTCTCATCTACAGGTAACGGTGGTTCATTCAGAAATATCTGTGATGCTAACGGTTTCATCTATTTAGAAGTTGATTTATCTTGTCCAGCTTGTGTTGGTTGTGGTGCTGATACATTAGATGGTTACACAGGAACAACTATTACATCTGCAGAAACTGAAACTTCTTTCGTTGCAGTATTTAAACGTTACGAAGAATTAGAATTTGAAGACAGAATTGGTGAAGTATCTTTTGACTTAGAGTCAGTTACAGTATCAGTTACTGAAAGAAAATTAAGAGCACAATGGTCTCCTGAGTTAGCTCAAGACGTTGCGGCTTTCCATAACATCGACGCTGAGGCTGAGTTAACGGCATTATTGTCAGAACAAGTTGCTGCTGAGATTGACCGTGAGATTTTACGTGATTTACGTAAAGGAGCGGCTTGGAACCTACGTTGGGATTACAACGGATGGAGAAGAATCCAACAAACAACATCTTATACTCAAAAAGATTGGAATCAAACGTTGATTACGGCTATTAACCAATTATCAGCTCAAATTCACAAATCTACATTGAGAGGTGGAGCTAACTGGATTGTTGTTTCTTCTGAAGTTTCAGCTATCTTTGACGATTTAGAATACTTCCACGTATCTAACGCGTCTCCTGAGCAAGACCAATACAATATGGGTATCGAAAGAGTTGGTACATTAGCAGGTCGTTACCAAGTATACCGTGACCCTTACTTCCCTTCAAACACAGTATTGATTGGACACAAAGGAT